AACTATGGTAGAGAATATAAAGTAGCATTGAAACACCCATCAATGGCACAAGAACTAGAAGTAGTCTTTCAGTTGCCTTCAGGTAATGATGCGTCTACTGATAGTAAATTTAGAGATACAAATAAAATTACAGACATACTATTGTATGGAACTTCAAGTACACACTGGGACAGCAATGCTGATGGTATTTCATTTAATGTTAGAAGAACTGATACAAATGCTTCAGTATCTACTACACAAGGATTAGCAAACTATTCTGGTTTTACATCTCATTTTACGTTTGAGGCATTCGACAGTGTAATCTATGGAAAACCTACTGATGGTAATGCAAACTATACTATAACTACATCTGATGGTTCTGGTAACACAGCCATGTATTCTATCAGAGATGAAATACAAGATTTTAGTAAACTACCTTTTTATGGAAAAGAAGGTGTCATTATAAAAATTACTGGAGAAGAAGGAGATACTCTATCTGATTACTATGTAAACTTTTCAGGTAAGTCTGGTGTATGGAATGAAACAATAGCACCTGCAACTTCTGTAGGAGTAGATAATTCTACAATGCCACACGCATTGATTAATAACAACAATGGTACGTTCACATTCCAACAATTAGATTGGACAGATAGAAAATGTGGAGATATTGACACTAACCCTAATCCAACTTTTGTTGGTAAGAAGATTAATAACCTTACATATTACAAAAATAGATTAGGTATTTTATCAGGTGAGAATTTAGTATTAACAGAGAATGCTTCTTTCTTTAATTACTTTTCAACAACATCTACACAAGTATTAGATACTGACCCTATTGATATTGCGGCTTCAGGTACACAGGTTAACACACTTAAAAACTCTGTAGGATTTAATGAAAGTTTATTATTATTTTCTGATACAGCACAATATAAATTAGATAGTTCAGGTGAAAGTATATCACCTACAACAGCTATACTTAATGAAGTATCGTCATTTGAACATGATGATAAAGTAACACCAGTATCAGCAGGTAAGTTTGCATACTTTGCACAAGCAAGAACAAACAATACAGCAATAAGAGAATACTTTGCTGATGATGATACACTTACAAATGATGGTATGGACATTACAGTATCAGTAGGAAACTTAATACCTACTAACTGTTATCAAATCATAAGTAATACAACTGAAGATAATTTAATATTTTTAACGTCAGATACAGGAGACAGTCAAACAGCTCCTTATAGTGGCACAGTGTCTACAACATACGCTAACACAATGTACATCTATAAGTATTTCTTTGATGGTGGAGAGAAAGTACAAAATGCTTGGTCTAAATGGACATTCACAGGTGTTAAGATTTTAGGTGGTATGTCTTTAGAAAGTTTTATTTATTTATTAGTTTCAGAAGGCACAACTACAAAATTAGTTAAAATAGATTTAAGAAATTTAAAAGATACAACAATAGGTCATGGAGTTTACATTGACCTTAAAACATCAGTTTCAGGAACGTATGATGCGGCAACAGATTTAACTACGTTTACGTCACCTTATGGTGCAAAGACTGGATTGATTGCAGTAGATAGAACTAATGGTAATAATTACACAGCAACAAATACATCAGGTTCTACATATACAATCGTTGGTAATCACACAGCGTTATACATTGGTGTTCCCTACGAAAGTAAATACACAATGTCTACACAGTATGTCAGAGAGAATACTGGAAGAGGATTAGTAGCGGTAACTTCAGGTAGATACCAAATACGAAACATATCATTTAACTTTGAAAACAGTGGGTTCTTTCAAGTAGAAGTTACTCCTACTAATAGAGATACATCTACAGCTATTATGAATGGGTATGTAATTGGTACAGCTACATCAGTTATTGGACAACCTGCTATAGCAACAGGCACATTAAGAGTACCTGTACAATGTCAAAACACAGAATTTACTTTAGATATTAAATCGTCATCTCACTTGCCTATGTATATCGCAGGTGCAGAGGTTGAAGGTTATTATCACAATAGAGCAAGAAGGATTTAATGAAAGAAAACTACGTTAGAAAAGCAGAATTAAAAGATGCGTTAGAGTTAGCACCAAAGATTAGAAAAGGTGACAGGCAAGAGATTATGGCTTCCAATGGAGCAACTCCGTTAGAGGCATTAGTAATACCATTTACAGAAAAAGGTAAGATTTATTCTATTATTGGAACAAAGTCAGAAGGTGTAATTGGTATGTTTGGTTCTGTACCATCAAAAGAAAAAGGCTATGGAGTAGTCTGGTTATTATCTAGTGAGGATTTATTTAAACACGTCAAACAGTTTATTAAAGAGTGTCCTAAATGGGTAAACGAGATGAGTAAAGATTATGAGTACGTCTACAATTTTGTAGATGAAAGAAATTGGAAAAGTTTAAAGTGGTTACAATTTTTAGGATTTGAACCTAAAACAAAAATAGGAGATTTTGGTATCGGTAAGATGCCATTTTTATTAATGATGAAAGAGGTAAATAATTAATGTGTGATGTTCAAGCGGCACTTCAGGTAGCAGGAGCAGTTGTAGCTCATAGACAAAAGAAAGCTGACAATAAAGCTATTAGAAGAGACCAAGAGACAACTAGAAGAAACGCAGATAAAGCATATTTACATGACCTTAATAAAATTGACCAAGAAAAAATCAGTGCTGATAGAGAAAAATTATTAGCAGAAATTAGAACTAAAGCTAAAAGAGATGGTGAAATTGCACAAAAAGTAAATTTAGGAAATGCTAACAATACAAAAATTGTTCAATCTCTTGGTGCTTTATATGATGAAGATTGGGTCGACATAACTAGCGGTTATGACAAAGATATTACATTATTTCAAAACCAACAAACAGAAGCCTACGCTAATCTATCTAAAACTTATAACAGTTTAAAACCGCCTACAGACCCATCAAGAACTGGATTAATGCTAGAAGTAGCTACTGCGGCTAATAGTGGTTATCAAAGAAGTCAAACTAATAAAGAGGCAAAAAAATAATGGCTAAATATCAAAGACAAGGAACAAATAAATATTATGGTGCGGCTAACGCAGGGTATGTATCTAGTGGTAGCAGTGTTGATGGTTTAGCTAAATCACTACAAAACGCAGGTTATCAAATTGGTAAAGCAGAGGCGTTAAGAATTGATAGAAAAAAAGATAAAGCTATTGCAAAAATAGATGAACTATATGCAAATGGTAAAACTTTTGAACAAATACAATCTGAAATCATATCTAATCAACACCCAGAGTTATCTGGTAAATACATAGAAGCTACTACAAATTATCATGCAGGTAGGGTTAAAGCACATGAAGTTATTAATGCTATTAAAAAAGGTAAGTTTGAAGATGGCTATGATATTACAGATGAAACTATGAGCCTTGAATTGTTTTATAAACAATACATGCCTGATACTAAATCAATGGATAGTTCTACATTGCTAGGTTTTACAACACAGTTTAATGAGTTTAGACATAAAGATGCAATGAAAGATGCCACTTTAAGAGGTGAACATGCGTCTCAAAAAAAGATTACTGATGGTATTGGTTTAATGCAAGATATTCCTCTTGAAGATTTAAAAAAACAATTACCAGAATTTATAAAAAGTTTACAAATTAAAGTTCCTAATGGTGATGGAACTGGTGAACCTAATTTATTACATACAAATGCAGAAACATTGGCAATCGTAAGAGGTGCTATTCTTGATGTTATTTCTACTGCACAAACAGAAGAAGATTTAGAAAGAGCATACATTTTAATGAATACTAATTTAGGTTATTCTAAAAATGGTTCTGCTATTGGAACTTTAGCATCAAGAAAATCTAAAGAAGTTATAGCTATACAAGATGAGCTAACTAAAAAAAGAAGAGATTTAGAAATACAAGACAGAGAAGAAAAAGAATATCAAAGAAAAGAAGAAGTTAAAACTATATACGCAGAATTATTATCAGACGTAACTGAAACTGATGCAGATGGTAATACAACAACAAGACCTAGAACACACACTGAAAAGATGGCTTTAAGAGATAGATTAGAAGCTATGGGAGATGTTCAAGCCGTATCTAATTTTGATAAAATGATGAAGGCTGATTTATATATTGATGATGACCCTGCTATTGTAGATGATTTTATTACAAAGATTTATTCTGATGGTTTTGCTGACGTAGAAGAAATGAAAGAAGCATTTAACGATTTAGACACTGACCCTAGATTAATGGGTAACATGCTAGACCACTATGAGAACTCACAAAAAGATGACAATAAAAAACTTCACATAAATAATTTAGCATACTCTTCAGGTTCAACAGCCATTATGAATATTGTTGAAGGTTCATTTAAAGTAGCCCTAAATGGTGGTAATCCAAAAGTACAAGCACAAGCAGAAAGCAATGTTAAAAGATATGTAATTAGAGAAATATACGATTTTGAAAATGATTTCTTTAAACAAGAAGGTAGAAAACCTACTAATGATGAAAGAGATGCTTTTATGGTTAAACTTGAAAAATATGTTTCTAAACAATTTGCAGTTGCTCCAAACACAATGAGTGCAATTAAACCTTTAGCAAGTTTTGATGACCAAAAGAAAATAGAAGACCAGAAAGCACTAGAAGAGAAAAAGAAACTAGAAGCAGAAGAAGCGGCAGAAATTAAGAAAGAAGAAACAAGACAAGATACTGGTTTCTACAATACGTTTAATACAGCCGTTTCACAAATACCAAATGTTACACTTCAAACAGATAAGTTTGATGATATGTCAATTACTATAAATGGAGAAAAACTTAACTTTCCTCAAATAGAACAACACAGAACTAACAATGATAACTTCCCATTTAACAGTATTTCACAAGAAGATTTTAATAAAGAAGAAGTTGTACCATTTATTCAACAAGTAGTTTCATCTTTCTTTCCTGATGGAACTTTAAATAAAGAGTTCTTTGATTTAATTCCACAAGATAGAGGCGTAGAACTTATAAAAGATTTATCTAAACAATTAGGTATTGAACAAGATTTAATTATACAAGCATTAGAAGGATTAGCTAAATAATGGATTTTAAAAAAATAAAAAATAACAAGTCAACAGATACTTCAACTTACTTTGTACCAGAAGTAGCTACTACAGAAGAAGATGCTTTAGAACAAATACAAACAGAAGAATTTTATAAAACATTATCTAGTTATTATTCTTATAGAGAAAATGATAAAAAATTTAATAAAATGTCTCATGCCGATTTATTAGATTATTTTTATACCGACAGGTCTTGGAGAACAAACAATACTGTGTCTATGGGTATGGACTTGTCTAACGTAATGGGTGAAGAAGATGAACAAAGATTAAAAGAATTTGCATACATATCACAAACTTACGAAAACTTACCTTCGTTTTGGAATGACCCAAATAGAAGTTTTAGTGGTTGGTTAGTAGATAATGGGGGTGCTATGATACTAGACCCTGTCAACGTAGTAGGTGCAGGAGTTGGTGGTCAAGCGGCTAAACAAGCATACAAACAAGCATTAAGAGTTACGCTAAAAGATAAAATGGCAAAAGAACTTAATGAAAGAGCATTAAAAGAAACAGCAAAGTATGCACAAAAACAAGCATTAGGCAAAGCTGTAGTTAAAGGTGGATTGACTGAAGGTGCTATCAATACAGTTATAGCAGGTGGTCAAGATGCTTTATTACAACATACAAACATAGAAGCAGGTATACAAGATAAGTATAATGTTAGTAGAGGAGCAATAGCTTCAGCCGCAGGTTTTGGTTTTGGTACAGCTTTTGGTTCTGCTTTTGCGGCAGGTGCTTTTAAATTAACAAACAATTCTTTAAGAAGAAAAAGCGTTAAGAAATTATTAGAGATAGAAGCTAAAGGTCAAAGTACAATAACTGGGTCACAGCTATTTGATAATTTAGACCCAACTGATGATATTTCATTAAGACAAAAACCTACTCCTAAAACTACAAAAGAATATATAAATAAATTAAATACAGATACAATCTCACCTAAAGACAAACCCCCTCTAAAATCAAACAACGCACCTAAATTTCAAAAACCTAGTTCAGACCAAACTACTAGCACAGAAGCCTTAATTAAATTTACTATTGATGACGTTACAGAAAAATTAAAAAAGAAAAAGATTACACACGCAGAAATGATTGCTGATGCAGTTACTAGATTTGGTGCTGACCCTAAAAAATTAAAAGAAGCGGCAGAAAGAGTAGCTTATGGAGAAGAGTTTACTAAACTATATGCAACTATGGTTGCACAAGGAGACGCTATTAAAAGTAAATATGACATCATGGGTGCTTTAGGTACTGAAAGTAATAGACTTGATTTAATGCCTGAAGAAAAATTACAGATGATAGCAGACTTTGATAAACAAATGGCTGATGTACTTGAAATGTTAGAAGTTAAATCAGAAATGGGTACAAATGTAGCTAGAGCTTTAAATGCAAATAACATAGATGCTGATGGAGCAAGAGCCGCAAAACTTATGGCTGACCCAGAAGACCCTAAAATGTCTAATCTTGCAAAAGGTACACCTGAACAAAAATGGGAATTTATGAATGCGGTTGGAAAATTATCTGACAGAGACCAAATAATTAGAGCATTACAAAATGCAAGAGAAGTAGATAAATGGGATATAGCCACTGAATTTGTAAACAATAACCTTTTATCTTCTCCTGACACACACATACTTAACATTGTATCTGGTCTGGTACAGACACAATGGAAACCTGCAACTATGATGTTAAGAGGTTTTAACATGTTAAGACGAGATAAAGAAAGAGCATCAGTTATAATGAGAGAAGCTCTACAAACTTATTTATATCAATACGCTTTTATTGGACATGCTTTAAAAAGAGCAGGTAAATCATTTTGGGAAGGAAGAGCTGTGCTTGATAGCAGACAAATGAAACACGACAGCACTATGAGACAAGGGCAACTTCAAGATTTATTTGATGCTTGGGGTGAAACTATAACAGACCTTGTAGGATTAGATGGAACAAGATTAGGTAAAATTGTTACTGGAACATTTAAAGGAGCAGGTAGAGTTGTGTCAGCACCTATGAGAGTTCTATCAGCAGGAGATGAATTTCTTAAATCTATGATGTTTAAAGCTAGAATGACATCTTTAATTAATTCAAGAATATTAAAAGAAAACCCAGAATTTGATAATAAATTTTATAAATTTTCTAAAGATAGAAAGTTAGGTTTAACTGATATTACTTACGCAGATAAATATAAAAAAAGAGCAAAAGAAATAGAAGCAGAATATATTAATCAAAATGGTTCAGCTATTGAAGTAGATAAAACTGTTGATGCTAGATTAAATTCACCTTTATATCACGCACAAGAGGGTTCATATACACAGAATGTAGGACAGATAAATCCCAACACTAAAGAATTAGATGATAAATTTACTGGTTCTCTTTTAAGAATTGCTACAAAACATAAATCATTAAGATTATTAGGTCTTCACTTTGTAAACACTCCATCAAACTTATTAAGATGGTCAGCACAACATTTACCTTTTCTTGGTAGATTTCAATTTCAAATGGCTCACATGTTAGCAGAAAAAGGTTTACCTAGAGGTAAGTTTAGAAGTGAAATAGCTAGAGGTATGAACCCTTTTAGAAAAAAAGAATATCTAAATCCTGAAGCGGCGGCTGAAGCCAAAGCAAGAATACAAATGGGTTGGGCTTTATGGGGAACAGCTATTAGTTTTGCATTGTCAGGAAAAATTGTAGGCGGTGGTGATGTTGATTATAAAAAACAAAAAGACAAAGAAGCTAACACTGGAGAGATACCATACTCATATAAAACTGATGATGGTAGATATATTTCTTTAAATAGATTAGACCCTATTATGATGCCATTCTTTATTGCGGCAGATTTAGTTTCTTTATTAAGTGATAGGTTAAAAGATACAGATGATTTAGACCCTATGATTAAACAAGATACAACAGAATTAATTATGGGAGTTGTTGCAACACTTACAAGAAATGTATCTTCTAAATTTTACACAAAAAATATTATTGAATTAGTTAATATGATGACTTCAGATGACATCATGTTTTCTAAAAAACCACAAAGAATGGGTACACAAATAGCTTCTCAAATGGCATATAAGGTATTTCCATTATCAGGTGGATTAAGATATTTAGATAGAGTTAATGATGAATGGGAAAGAGAACTTTACACTTTAAGTGATAGAATGAGAAGTTTAAATCCAATGGACAGCAAAGATGCTATTATGCCAAAACGTAATATGTTTGGTCAAAAGATAGATAGAAAAAATGGTTGGTTGTTTGGATTAGGAGGAGAAAGTGGTTTATGGTCTTCACCATTTGCTATGACTAATTTTAAACAAACAGAAACATCTAAATTTATTAGCGAAAGAGAATTTAAGTACAGACACCCAGTACAAAGTATTAGACTTAAAGGTGATACAACATCTGTAAATTTAAAAGATATAAGAAATAGTAAAAATCAAACAGCTTATGATAGAATGCTAGAAATTAAAGATGAAACTAGAGTAGATGAAGGAGGAAGTATTATAAATGATACTGAATATGATGGTAAACAATATACTTTAGCTGAATATGTTGAAAAGATGATATTAGATAAAAACAGTGCCATTTATCAACACCCATCAGGTACTATTAATGGTAAAGATGAACAAGCACAAGTTATTATAGATTTTATTAAATATGTAGACAGAAATGCTAAAGCATTGATGATGAGAGAATTTCCTGAATTTGGGGAAAGAGAACGAGCATTGTTTGAAAATAAACAAAATAAATATAATAAGCATTACGAGACGCTAGAAACCCTAGCAAACAACTAAACTTACACTTTTAGTAAAACCCAATCAAATATTAAGGAAAATCATACATGGCAAATAGTTTTGTACGTTATACAGGCGATAACAGTACAACATCTTATTCTATACCTTTTAGCTATAGAGCCACAAGTGACCTTACCGTTACTCTATCAGGAGTAGCTACTACAGCTTTTAGTTTAAATAGTGCAGGAACTACCCTTACTTTTAACTCTGCACCTGCCCAAGATGCGGCTATTGAGATTAGAAGAAGAACGTCACAGACTACTAAATTAGTAGACTATGCTTCTGGGTCAGTCCTTACAGAGAGTGATTTAGATACAGATAGTGACCAAGCGTTCTTTATGTCACAAGAAGCTATTGATGATGCAGGTGATGTAATTAAATTATCAAATGTAAACTTTCAGTGGGACATACAAAATAAAAGACTTACAAATGTAGCAGACCCAGTAAATAATACTGATGGTGTTAACAAACAATTTATATCTACAAATTTACCAAATATTACAACAGTATCAGGCATTAGTTCTGACGTTACTACAGTTGCAGGTATTGCATCTAATGTAACAGCAGTAGCTAGTGATGCTACCGATATTGGTTTAGTAGCTACAAACATTGCTTCAGTAA